GTAAGTCCTTCTTTTAAATCCATAGTAACTGATGCAGAATCACCTTGAAAGGTAACTTCGTATGTTGCATCTTCATTACAATGTATGGCCCTGGTTACATTAAAAGCGTTTGTATCAGCAGCTCTCTCTGTTGCAGTTACTGCAGGGGAAGCACTTCTTTGAACTGAAAAGTCTCTATAAGTATTTGTGTTTGCCATGTTTTCTCCTTTGGTTTGTGGAAGGTTCTAAGGTACTGGCGATACCGTGAGTGAACCATAATTTTATGGAATTTAAGAAGAAAGAAGGGTATGGTTCAAGAGGGAGGTTTACTTTAACTGAGATATAATCTTTTCTATTTCTTGATTAACTTTCTTATTAAACTCAGCACTTTGCTTTACATCAACAATTTCTTGTTTATAATATTCTAAAGCATCTTGTAATTTATCGAAATTATCTTCACCTAAATATAATTTAAAACTTTCTGCTTTATTTTTTTTTACTTTTTCGTCATCACCTTTATTATAAATTCCATTAATAGGATTTAATCTTTCAATAGAATCATCAAGCGATTGATTAGTTCCACCATGACTTCTATACTCAATGTAGTATTTTGCTGCTTGCTTTGGATTATTATATCTAATTGCATTTTTTAAATTATACAAAGCATTAGATTTAGGAGTATTAGGACTACTACCTGGAGGTTTACCTATTTTTTTTAGATAATCATATTTCATACTGATTATATCATTGTATGCAGCTCTCTGAGGATCAACTTCTGATACAATAGCTTTCTTTAATGATGTTGCATATCCCTCAGATGGTATATCAAATAACGCTTTATACTCGTCAATTAAAGTAAATTGCCTAGCAAGATATTGCGCTCTATCTCTTATATTTTGTGGGTCAAAAGGATCGGGAAATAATTGTTTTCTTGCTAATAATTCCAACGGTGTTTTAAGAAAAGGGTTTACTCCATTAACTATTTTTTTAACTGGAGACTTTGCCATCTCTAAAGCAATTTCTTTTTCACTCTTTCTTCCATTAAGATAGTCATTAACTAATTGTGGTGCTGCATCTAAACCAAACCATTCTAAGAAATCTGATGTTACACCTAATCTATCTATATATTGCACCTTACCATCTTCGCTAACACCAGTAATAATATGTGGCCTATTACGCACACTTTCAGGTAAAGACTTTTCTTCTTCAGGAAATTGTGTTTGATTCCATGCTTCCATACCTGCTCTGATTGCACTTGCTTTAATTATAAAACTTCCTATTCTCATATAGGTCATTGGATTAGCAGCTTTGCCTAATACTTTTTTACCTACTTGAGTTGCTATCTTATTATCACTAGCTGCATTTTGAACTAATCTTTTAAAGCGTATAGCATTAGTTTCTTGAAATGACCAAAAAGGTATCAAGCTCTCTCTAACAGATTGACCTACAACTGATATTCTATCATAAGCACCTAAAAGATCATTAGAAAGCATAAAAGCCTTATCTCTAACATCAGATAATCCTTGAACTTCATTTCTTATAGATGCACCATAATTATCAGGCAATCTATCAGGATTTCTAAGCATTTGATTTTTATAATCTAAATAACTAGCATAACGCAAAATAGCTTCTCTAAAATCAGTAGATATTTTTGCTTTATTCCAATACCCTTTCCATATATTAACAGGTATATCTTGTACTTTATTTGTTTGTTTATATTTATTAGAAAATGTATCTAATGTTTTTAAGTCTCCTAATTCTTGTGCTTGAAGTGTGGATTCCATTCCACCTCTTTCAAACCATTCTCTTAATTCTGGTGTCATTTTCTTCTCACCAGTAAATGCTTGAATTAAGTCCTTAACAGCTTTAGGTACTTCTTTAAATGTAGAAGGGTTTCCTATAAATGCACCTTCAGCATCACCACTAAGGTTGCGTAAATTATACTTGAAATATCTTCTAGGTGATATTAATTGTAATCGTTTCCAACTAGATAAGATTTTTTGTAAATTAGGAAAAGCTCTAGCAGGAGCATTTTTACTTAAGTTATCTAATGTTTTTGCTACATCTTCTTTAATAACAAATTCTTTTCTTTTACCACCGATAACTAATTGTTCAGATACTTGCTGTAAATCTTTTTTACTAATTCCTTTACCTTCCATTGCTTTTTCAAATAATTGATTTGCAACTTTAGTTGGTACGCTTTCTGATATGTAAAATACATTACCCTCTCTTGGTTGCCAAGTTCTATAACCTTCAGGTACAAAGTCCTTCCAATTAGAAGATGAACCTGTTTCAGCTTTTGCTTGCGCTCTTACTGCATCATAAATATTATAATTTTCATCTACTACTTTTATTGTTTTTGCAACTTGCATATCATATAGCATTTGAGATACAACATCAAATTCTGCTTCTATATAATCAGAGTTAATATCTTTTTCACTACCTCTTCTTTTAGATAAAAACTTACTTCTTGTTGGTGCTTTTAGTTTTTTACCTGCACCACTAATCACCCCACTACCTGCGTGTTCAAGAACCATGTGCCTAAAATAATCATCTCGTTGAAGTTTATTCTCAACATTAAATCCTATATCATCCATTAACTGAATATATTCATCTTTTAATTCTTTAAAGTTCTGCTTTCTTAGATTTATCTTATCTTGTATTTTTGGATTTTGCTCTAATGCACGATTAACCTTAGCTAACTCTATATTTAAAGTTTCAGGTTTTAATCCATAAGGAAGTTGAGGTATAGCTTCATCTTTTGGAGTAGATCTAACTGTAGCTGCTAAATCATCTAAAATAACTTTACGAGTAAATAAATCATATTCTTTAGGAGAAAGGTCTTTTACAATATCATCAATAAAGCGCACTGTTTTATCTGCAGATACATTTTTTTGTTTTGATAACTTTCTTAATGCAAAAGCAATTTCAGCATTTTCTTGATTACGAGCTAAAAACTCAAACTCTCTTGTAGTTTTATTTTTTAAAGATTCTATCTGATCTTTGATTTTAGAAAAGAATCCTTCTTTTTTAACACCTTTAGATGCTTGAAATCTTGATTCTACTTCAGGTTCAAACTTTACTTCTATTGGTTCTATTGGTTCTTCTATAGGTTTTTCTGCAGGTTTTTCTTTTTCAGCAATTCTTTCTATTTTCTTTTCAGATACAGGTTCAGTTTTATCTCTTAATATTTCTTTAGATTCAAAACCTGGTACCATTTCTTGAAGAATGTTTTCCATTTGCTTAGCAGAGTTTATATCTTGATTCTTTTGGGTTTCTGTGCGAGTAGGATCTTCAATTCTTTTAAGAGTAATTTCTAAATTATCTTTGATTAAATTAAATTCTTCAGTTTGCTTTTCAGTTAATTTTCCTTCAGATGCAAGTTTTTGTACTTGCTCTTTTACTGATGGCTGTATCTCTACTTCATTCTTTTTTAACTCATCATAAAATCTTTCTGCTTTCTTCTCACTAATCCCTTTATCTTTAACATACTTAACAAAATTTGTTTTACCTTTTTTAAATTGCTGACCTAACTGAGATGGCTTACCTTGAGTTAAAGTAAGACCAACACCTAACATAGCTTGAGCAGTGACCTCTGACCAATCTATTTCATCTTGTGTTAATGCTTGTTCCCATGCAGTCAGTCCTCCAAATGTACCACCTGCTCCAATTTGAGCTAAAGGTCGAGATAGATTGCTAAACGCACCTAAAGTTAAATGCAAAGCAGTTCCTTCTACACCTCCTTTTATAAACCCTGTTGCAGGAGATAGTGCAGTTTTAATTATGTTATCATGTGCTTCTGCTGTTTCTCCACCACCTTTAATAGCACTGTAGATAGGTAGTCCCCATTGACCCATAGATGCAATGACAGGCAAGTCAATGCCAAAGATTCCTGCACCCTCATATAATGCTTTACCTAAATCATTAACAAATCCTTGACCTTCAGGTATCCCACTTTTTTCCCACTCTTCTGCTCTAGCATTATAAAACTTAGTTAGATCTTCCATCACTTTAGGTTTTTCAATACCAGTAAGATTGGTTATATATTTAGCATATTTATCAAGAGTATCTGTAATTCCTGCAGAACCTCTAAAGTATCCAACGATAAATGATGAGGCAGGTTGCACAAATGCTTGGTCTAAGAACTTTTGAAATCCAGATTCTTTAGGTGTTTCTACTTGAGGAGCTTGTGCTTCTGCAGGAATTTGTGTACCTAAATACTTTGCTGTGTATTTAGCAGCAAGTTTATCATAATCTGATAAATTTTTATCAGTATTCGGTTCTGTAGAAATAGGTTTAGTTTCTACAGTGGGTGTTACTGCAGTTTTTTGGTTATTATCTAAAGATTGTAATAATGAACTCATTAGTTAGTTGGAGCAAATCTAAAAGTGTACCACTTTGCAAGTGGAATAACCTTCCTAACACCAGTATCTGTAGTCACTGCTATTTTATCTCCCTTTACTTCTTGTACAGTGATTGTGCCTGAATTAAATCTTTTTACAAGCTCAGGAGGTAATCTAAATGATGCACCTTGAGTTGGAGCTTGAGCAGTAAATCCAACATCAGTAACACTAGGAGGAATTTGGTCATTATCTTCAACATCAGCTATAGCAGGAGGAGGTTCATTATTAGAAATAGGATACCTTGTTTGTGAATCATCGCTTAATGTACGAGGCTCTTGCTTATCCAATAATAAAGATTCTTGATAAGCATTTACTACTTCTTTTTTTTCTGCTTCAGTTGACATATCCCATGCTTCTTTAGAAAATAAAGGAGGTCTATCTGCATCTGTCATATCATATTCTGATATTAACCAACCATAATCAAAGCGTGTTGCTAGTTCATTTTCTACTTTCTGTAATTTTCTTGTATCATCATCTGTGAACTCACCACCTCCAGTGTCAAAAGTAATTGATTGTTCACTATCAAACCCAAATGAAAAACTTGTATCTCCTTTTTTCTTTGCAAGAAGTCTTGTTCTTTCTTTTAATAAGTTTTTTAAATCAGTATTATCATCAGCACTTCTTTGCTTGTTTGCAACCTTTACAGTTATTTCACCTGTAGCAGGATTAAACAATGCTTCATCACCATTCTTTAATGTTTTTAACTGAAACTTATTTGGTAGCTTAATACCTGGAAAGACTTTTCGGTTTTTATTTGGCCCTTCAATATATCTTTTATGACCATCTGGAGCTGTTTCAAAACGAAAAACATTTTTTGTTGCATCTGTAGGGAATTGTAGTTCTCCTGTTTTTACATTTCGAGAAATATTAAAAGCATCTTTTTCAAATACTGGGTCTGCTTCTACATCTGGAAAAACTTCCTCATTAGTATCTACAAATCTAGGTACTCCATTACGATCATATCGTATTTCCCTATCTGGCATATCATCAAAAAATACTTTTTCTCTATTACCGTCCATAAATCGTAATATACCTGCTTTATCTCTAGCAGTTGGTCTATCACTTGGAGGAGCTAGTGGTCTATACATACCAACAGAAATAGGAACTATAACCATGCTTTTTAAATTAGGATCATAAACTTCAACTGTCTTTTCTACAGGTGCTAACTCTGATTTCATTCCTGCTGCTTTAGATTTCTTAATGTAAGATTTACTACCATCAGGATTAACAATTTCTTCAAGATCTTCTATAGGTGCTAATTCTGTGATAGCATCTGGTTTCAGTGCTTCTGCTTTTGTAACAATCCTTTTTTTCTTAGTTTTTGGATCAACAATTTCTATGGTAGATCTAGGATCAGCTTTGATACCTGCTTGTATATCTGCTAGTTCTTTTCTGCGTGCAATAATAGTTTCTGTAGGTTTTAATCCAGGAGACATACCTGCTGTTGTCATTGCTGATCTTTCTAAAGCCAGTATTTCTGGGTCTTTATCAAGTCGTGCAGCTTCTTGTTCAGCTTTTGTAGGTGTAAAAGTAAACTCTGGTGATATCGCTGCAAATGCTGAACTTGCAGGAGTTTTACCATCAGAAGCAATAATCATTCTTTTACCACGAAGAATAGCTGCTTTATTAACACTTGATTGCTCAACATTATTAATCATACCATTAAACAAATCTAACTGAGTTTTAAGGCGATTCTTCTCTTCTTCTTGCTTTCTAAGCCTATCCTGCAAACTAAGTTGTGCTGCTTGTTGAATACCAGAGGAGACACCTTGAGCAAATCCACCTGCAAAGGCTTGTGCTGCTGTTGGTCTTTTCTTTGTTTTAAATTTAAAAGCCATTATTTACTCCTTAATATGGTTGAGGCATATTTCTAGGTGAACTTGCATCTGTTGGAGCAGAAGGATTTCTTGTAAATGCACCTGTCAATGCTCCACCAATCGCTCCACCTACTGGCCCACCAACTGCAGTTCCGATTGCTGTACCTGCAGCACCTAAGATACTTTCCCACCATTCTGGTTCACTATCTAAACTTGCTTGTATTTGCGCTCTTCTAGTTTCTTCAGCCATCATAGCTCTTGCCATTTGATCTTGTATCTGTTGTTGTGTTTGACCTAACTGAGCCATAGTAGTAGCTTGCTGTATTCCAAGTCTTGGTACTTGCTGTAGTTGTTGTGCAGTTTGCGCTTCTATACCTGTAAGCCTATCTAATAAACTTCTTTCTGCTCTTTCTTGAACACCAGGAGTAAGAGCTTCTAGTGCTTGAATATCTCCACCTGCACCTAAAATACTACGCTCTAATTGACTCATAAGTTGTCCTGTTTGTCTAGCACCAACTCTTTCAGCCATTTGTCTTTGTACAGCTCCAGACCTTCTAATAAGACTTTCTAATTCACCAAGCTCTCTTTCAGTCTTTTCTTCTGTTTCTTCAAGTTCTTGCCTTCTACGAAGTTCTTCGTTGCTTCTATCAACTTCCTCTATTGTTTCATATAGCCTACCATCTAAAGCACGAAATAAACCTGTCTCTGGGTCACGAGTAGCACCTGACTGTTGCATCATTTCAAAATTAGCTCGAAGTTCTCTTTCCAATCTTTCTCTCATACTTTTAGGTAAAGCAGATCTTCTTATTTTTAAAATCTCTTGTTCAAATTCTTTTCTATCCATTTTACAAATCCTTTGCTTTCTTTATTTCAGAGAAATGCCACTCTTCATTTAGCTTTACAGCTAAGTAGAACTTACCATCTTTTGTGCATATTCCCATATCAGTATCTTTCCCTTCTCTGGGACTAAAAAAACCTTGTTTAAGGTTAAATATTTTATCTTGCTTACCATCTGTAAGTGTTTCAATCGTTTCTGACATTATGGATTACCTCCTTCTACATCGTAATCTATATCTATGCCATCTATTCTTGTATTACTTGCAACACCTGATATTTCTATTTCTATTGACTTACCAAGCTCATTTACAACAAAAGAATCAGTTGTCAATGTTGTACTATCAGCAATCGTCTGGGTAAACGACTCAGTAGTGTTGCCATCTATATACGCTTTTACCGTTAGATTACTAGCACCACCGTTACCTAAATAGGTAATGTGCAGTTTTGTAAAGCGTTTAAACTGATCAGGTAATCCAAAATCAAATCTCTTTGTTTTTAACTTTACTGTACTTGTAGCATCATTTGATGTACTTACAAATAAATTCTCTACCTTTTCAGAAGTAGTATCGAATGTTTGTAGTTCTTGGTCATTAGACATAACAAACTGACTTTGAAAAGTACCTGAATGTCCATCAAACTTAGACCAAGACTGAGTATCGAAGTTATACGCATACATTGTTGCTGTAGAATCATAGTTCACAATCAATGTATTTATATTAGAATGATACCCTAAAGATAAACCACCAGAGTTTGGTTGCAGGTCTAATCCTTGATAAGTATCTCTGATCAGTAAAGATATTTCAGATATTTCTAATCCTCTAAGTAAACTTACCTGCTTATTATCAGCAAAACAAATACCATAAGGTGTATCTATCACTGCGTGTTTATGTAGACATCCAGTACCTGCTATATGTCTTTCTAAAATAAAATTAACGGATTGTGCGCTTTGTATTCTGTAGATATATATGTTTCTTGTTTTAAATACATATAATCTATTCTGAAACGAATGTAAAGCAGTTATTTCATCACCATCATTCTTACCAACATCAACAAACTTTGTTCCAACCACGGCTTCATCGAGCTTAAAGTTATCAGTAAAGACAATGCGATTTCTTTCACGAATTGTTTGATCGTTCTCATCTTTAAAATCTATATTCCCATAAAATGCTTTGTTACCTACTACTGTTGCTGTATTCCATTTTATTGGCTTTAGTCTTGTTTCTGCAGCTCTACCTGTAAGTGAATTATAGGTTGCGAGCTTCAATCCGTCATTAGGAAGATACCAAGTTGCTACTTTGTCTGTAGATACAGAGCATACAAATCCACTAATATGACTCCAATGATAATCACTTGCTAAATCAGTATAGGTCTGACCTACCCAATTACCCCAATTTACAGTACCTGCTGAAGTACCTGTGGTTAAAGTTGTTGTAGATAGTGTTTTGATATTTGCAATATATGTTATTGTTCTTGCTAGTCCTTCAGCAAAGTTAGCCATACTAGTAACATCTGCTATATCGTGCATTACAATAATAGCTTTATCTGCTGCTGCACTTGAAGCACCTGAACTCCAATTTGATGCACCAATTAAAGTAGTCGCAGAATGACTACCATGAGTAGAATCTAATTCTTGCGTATCATTTGTCGTTGCACCATATGGTTCTAAACATGGTATCCAATACCCAGAGTTAGAAGTAACGGTAATACCTTTGCGAATTACATCTGTTGTTGTAGAATCTTTTGCTCTAGGATCATCTGAAAACGCATCTTGTATATCATAAGTAGTAACTAAGTACCAATCTACATCATCTTCGGGTTGCCAATATAAATTAATACCTGTAATTCTTTCGTTCCAACTTCCAAGTGAAGTTCCTGTAAATGGCACTAATTGTATGCCTGGACATCTAGCTCCTGAAGCTAATGGAGCATTTTGAGCGAATACTCCTATATCTCCATTTGCATCTCTTGCTAGTTCACTTTCTTGAACATAGTCATATAAAAATGTAACTGTATATTTATCTTTATCAGAAAAAGTTCCTGCAGTAGCATCAGGAATAAGTTTAGTATCTACTAAGTCTCCGTTAAGTGTAGTTTCATCTGGAAAATATACAAATATACCCACCTCATTTACTGCATTTATATCATTATTCTGATCAAATGCGTACTTCATTGGTACTACAACAGGAGGTACAAGTTCCGTATCTTTTAAATACCAATTATTTACTGCTGTAGACATTGGAGGTGTTCTCCAACGATAGTGAGATAAACTTAGTCCTTGACCAAATGTATCTCTTTTAATATGTCCATACCACTTAGGGTCGTTTAAAAAAGAACCATCACTGATTCTTAGTATTTGATTATGTACTAAAAGATCGTGACATGGGAACTCTTTTACACTAACATCATCTATTCTAAATGTAACTGTTTGACCTCCATCTGCTGCTTCTGCAAAAAATCCAATACCACCATTACTTTCTTTTGGTGAAAAATACACTGTGTGTGTTGTTATACCATAATCTGCTCTTGCTACATAAGTCTCTGTTAATGCTGCATTTTTAATCTCAATACCTGCTTTACCAGGAGAATCTGCTGCATCTATAGTAAATTGCAGTCTATATATTTTGTTTTTCTCAAGACTAGAAACCATATTGGCATTAGTTTGAGTTAATGCTCCAGTTCCTGATCCAGTAGTATATAATGCTTGAGTATCACTTTCTCCTACGACTCTACTCCAACCAGTACCAAATCCCCAATCACTTGTAGCAAATGCAATACCATCTGTTATTTTTTCACTACCAAAAGTAGAATAAGTATTTATTGCTGTCCAAGAACCTGAAGTGCCATCTGCTACATCTGCTCTATATACTTTATCAGCATTAGCAAGTATCCACCATTCTGTGCTAGTGTCATTATTACTACCATCTTTTTCAGTACGATAGCGTGTAAACTCTGTGCTAACAGGACTTATTGAGGTATTTCTATCTGACTTTTGTACAGTAGTACCTTTTTTAGTAATACTACCACGCTTTGTATTGATAGCATTATCAAACTCTTGGAATTGACTATCTGATATATCTAATTCAGATTGATAGCTTACTAAGCCACCTGAAAAATCTCTTATTGTTTTTCTAGCCATTAAAAGTCATTGTATGGAACAGTTAGAACTGTACTTCCATCTCTGGACTGTCTTTCAAGTATTACTCGCTGTTTTTGCTCTAACCATTCATTTTTAAAATATGAAATTAAATTTAGGTCTCTAAGTCTTTCTGAAACCCTCCAACAAGGATAGTAAATTAATATTCTTTGATAACGCTCATCAATCTCTGGCTTACCAAAAGTAAGAGTAGTATTGTCGTGATTTGAGCTATCTGTAGTTGTCACATTACCACTAAGCCTTACAGCAGTAGAACTTGTAATCGTAAGGGCAAACAATTCATCAGACATTAAAGCACCAGTAACGCTCATACCTTCTCTCACTAAAGAGGTACTATCCATCGTAATATCAGCACTATTATGATCAATATCACAAGTTGCATCTTGAAACATCTTATGTGGTAATCTATAATAATATACTTTTATTTCCTTTACTTCAGTAGGAGTAGGAAAGATTCCTAGCTTATCATCATGGATGTAATAAGCCTTATCTGTAGTAATATTGCTCATAGAAGTATCATCTGGAATATCACTTATTTCATTGATACCAATTCTTTGACAAATACTACCATCATATTCTACTCTGAATATTCTAGTCATTTGCTCTAAAGAAGAACTAGCAGTATTGCCATTAGATAAATTAGTTTGATACACCGTCCAATCTGTAACCGTATCTGAGTTACTTGTTTTCATTGGATATTCACTTTGGTCTACAACTGAATTACGAGTCGCATATCCTTGTAATAGATTCGCCTCATCACAAAGCTGATACTGAGCTTCGTTGATAAGGTCATGTATAATTGAATCAGCTAAAACAGATGTAGAGTCTACACCTGTAATATTTCTGACTTCTGTTGTTATTTCTGATAAGGTCATAATATTTCCAATAAAGAGGGGGAGGTTAGTCCCCCTCTTCTTCTAAGGTTATTGATTAGCTTAGATCAGTCCTTGCTGAAACATACTGAATAACACCGTAGTCTTTACTGTTGTAGTCACTAATGTCTACACCATAGATCTTTGATGCTGAAATACCAAGTTGGTTTCCATAGTCAAAGGTCTTTTCTACCCACATCATATCAGAAGCTTCTGCAAAACAAGCTGCTTGTGCGCCCATGAAAAGGTTTCTTGAACCTTTTACAGCAGCACCACCACCGTTATCGAAAGTGTTTACACCTTCGTGAGCGTGGATAACAACTCCATTATAGATACCTAAAGCACCTTTGAATAATGGATTATCATCTCCACGAACTTGCGCTTCACGCTGAATTTGCTGAAACTCATCTAATTCAAATAAGTCATAAGCAACTTCAGGATGCAATACCAATACATAGTAGTCGTTACCGTCTACACGAATTGGTCTCATTCTGTAGTTAGCAGATCCACCGATTTGAGCTAGTGTTTTTAATGCACTAATATCAGCTAAAGTGATAGAATCAGCATCAGCTAATGCAGCTTTAGGGTCACTTGTCGCATAAACAGAAGCAGAAGCATCTGCTCTGTAATACGCATGAGTACCACTTGTTGCTGATAGTGCAGAGAAAATATCAGCATCGATAAGTTCTGCATATTGCGTTTTAAGAAGATCTAGGGAAGTGCTTCTAAAATCATAAAGCACTTTAGAGTTTGCGAATTTACCTGTATCTCTTACAGCTAACCTTTTTTGATTAGTGCTAACTGTGTTTGAAAAGGTAGATAGCGATTGCTCGTTACCCTCTAATGATGAATCACCAGTAATTGCACTTCCTGTAAGCTGATTTACTAAACCAAAAGTAACATCTTTACCTTTGCCTTCTTCCATCTGCTTAACATGAATAGCGTTTCCTGGCCCTTCACCCATGAATTTACTAAAGTAAACTCCTTTACTAACTTCACTCTGGAGTTCTTTCGCCCATCGTGAAACCTGTAGGCCTGATGCCCAATTTGCTGCCATTATAGACTCCTATTAGTTAAGATTAGTTTTAAAGAACTTACACCAGACAACATACTTACCTGCATCCATAGCATTGACGAATTTTACATCAATGGTATCTTCAGAGGCTTGGTATCTTCCACCTGAGTAGGTGTCTGCACCTGTTGCTGCGTTTAAGCTATTATATGTAATACCGACTGCTGCGTTAAGATCAACTCCATCAAGGAATCCATCTGGGCCATCACCAGTAAAACCAACATCTGCTGTTGCTGTTCCACCTTCTGCAACGAGAATAGAAATACCAACTTCAACAATAATTGAACCTGCAGGTATTTTTATTGCTTCTAAAATATCTCCTGCACCCATATTTTGTACAGAGCAATCAATCATAGCAGCTTTGACACCTGGTGGCATTGAACTACTACCAGGAGATGTATTCCCGAAACCAGAAGCTGAATCAAAAGGGCCTTCTTTATAAGAAACTGTAGCCATTTTTTTCTCCTAATTAAAATCCAGAATTAACCTCCATTAAGGCTTTCTTGCGAACTTCAGGAGATAGATTTGCCCATTGCTCTGGTGTTAGACTATCGTAGTCTGTGTCCGACTCGTTTCCTGTACTAACATTAGACAGTGTGGTCGGTATCTTTGTTGCTTCCGTTGCTTTTTTAGCTTTGTCTATCTCTGGGTTTGCAGAATCCTTAACGGGTTGATTCTGAATGTTCCAAACATTATAGGCATCCTCTATAAAGGTGATGCCTCTTTCATCGCCAAAAGCAGCAATCTTTTCTAAACTTGCTTTGTCTAACTCTGGGTGCTTAGTAATAAAGTCACTCATCATGGCATCCATAGCACTATTATACTCTTCCTCAGCTTTCTTTGCTTCTTCAGCTTGAAACCTTTGGTCTATCATATCTTGTGCTTTCTTTGCAGCCATAAACTCGATGTATTCTTTTTGTTTAGCAGGATCGTATTCATCAAACTCAGGTTCAACTTGTGGCTCCTCTTGAGGAGTTAAAGCTGTCTTTAGCTCTTCTACGGTCTTGCGCAAATCACCAAGTTCATTGGTTTGCTTACCATTTAGACTTTGCAGGTTTGTATAAGACTTATCCCGTTCTTCAGCAAACTTTAAAAGCTCATCGACAGACTCAAAGGTCTGTTCTCCTATTTGTAGCTTAAGTTCTTCTGTTTCTGGGGTGTCGGTTGATTCTGCTTCAACCTCAGTCTCTTCATTGTTTGGGGATTCTTCTACTTCAGAGTCGCTATACTCTTCACCAGACATTTCCTTTTCCTCATCAATATATTGAAACTTAGATTCATTCATTATTGCATTACTCCTTCTC